CTACTTCGTTCCGTTGAGCTCTTCAAACCTCTCGTCAATCATTTTACGCAGTTCCAACAGGTCATCTTCAGTCGCCTTATTGCGTATAAAACTTCGTGCCGCTCCACGGGAACTGAGATAGTTCCTGTGAGCCTTATTTGCGTCATTCCACTTTTTAGTAGCTTTTTTCTGTGCTTCTGTTTCCGCCATATTAGCCTCCTATTTAAAAATCCAAGTTAAAATGCACAATATGATTATGATGATTGAACATGCAATTCCAATATAATCTCTCGTCTCTTTTTTCATATCTTTATCATCCGATTCATGTTATAATGAGTACACCTAAACAAGGGGGCTTCCCCCTTGCAGGTCTGCAGTAAGCTTAAACTTACTTGAAGAGGAATGTCAGAATCGAAATAATCAAGGAAAGGATTTCAACAACAACCCTGATTGTTTCATGACGCTCCTCTTTTTCTTTGCATCTTTTTTCCGTTCGGATGATTTTCACCTCCTCCCTACATTATTTATTATAGTTCATTAACTATACGAAGTCAACCTTTTTCTTAAAAATTCCTACTTTTTTAACTAAAAAAATATCCCCCGTTCGGCACGGGGGATTACGAAGCTATTGTATGTTATTTTTCGTTTATATTATACCGGCAAAATACATTCCTATACATTTACTCTGTAGAGCATATGTTAATTATAGCATCATTTTTGTACACTTTCGCACATTTGCGTACATAATTACGTACATCAGTAGTTTATAGCATACGTTTTTCGTACACTTTCGTACATCAGTAGCTTAACCGTTGTCCAGCCAAAATTAAGTTAGGGTTGCTGATGTGATTGCGACTAGCCAGTGAGCTTACTGATGTGCCTAACCGACTAGCAATGCTGCTCAACGTGTCACCATGGCTCACTGTATACGTGCGTGTTGTCTGCCCACTGATGGTCAGCTTGTCGCCCGGGTGGATAACAGTGTAAATCGTCTTCCCGTTGCATGCTGCTAACGTATACATAGACAGTCCATACTTAGCCGCAATGCTCCACCAAGAGTCTCCAGGCTTAACAACATAAGAGCTAGTATTGATATTTTTAACTGGTTTTGCACCGTTTTTGATTGTGCCCTTAACTTTAATTTTTTGCCCTGGATGAATAACGTTGTTGATCGACATGCCATTAAGCTGTGCCAACTGATACATGTCCATGCCAAAATGATTTGCGATTGACCACCACGAATCGCCAGGCCGAATAGTATAATAACTCCCAGAAACAGTAACAGTCGGCTTAACCGCCACGGCATTTTTAACATCTCCTTTAATAACAGAAACAAGTTCCACGTTTCCATCAGTACCATGCCAGTTATCCGCAAATTGCCACATCGCTACATAGTTCATTGACGGAAAATAAGCAAAATCCGGAGCTAACTGTAATCCGGTTGTCTTATAGCTAGCAACCCACAGACACGTTCCAAACTGCTTGCCAATGCGCTCAATATCTACATATCTTTTCATATAATAAGCACCGCTATATAGTAGCGGTTTATACCCCGCGCCTTTAACGGCTGACATAAACTCAATGACTGCATCGGTATTGGCTGTGCTTGACATCGATGCTCCCTGCTCGTAATCCAGCGCAATAGCAGCTCCCTGTTTTAACCCTGTCCTGTGCGCATCCGCTACTGCATACCTGGCCATCTTTTGCGCGAGCAATCTATCTGATCCAAACTGTCCCCAGAAATAGCCTGCAACATCTTGACCGCTTTTTGACGCATTGGCCAGCTGTGCCGAAGCTTTTGGATTTTGATAATGTTCTCCTTCAAAGCCACCGGAACCGCCTAGCTTGACAATGGTAAATTCAGACCCTAGCTGTTTGCGTTGTAGCATGTACTCAAAATCACTAAATTGATAGCTGGATACGTCCTGACCTAATCGATTTGCCTGCGCGTTTTGACTGCATAAAAAAAGCCCTGCGCAAGCAAGGCTAGCAATTACGATTTTAATCTTATTTTTCATTCATTGCACCGTCCTTTGGAACAGATACAACGCCAAGAATCGTTAGAATAGTCAGTACTGTATTGATACAGTCCTGTGCTGATGCAATTTTTCCCGTCAAATCCAGTCCCATAATCTGAGCCAGTTGCTGTACTAACAACAGAATCGCAGAAACGAGCGCAACCAACACCGTCTTGTTAAGCGTACCATCTGCGTTGTACAATGCTTTCTTAATTTTATCAACCATTTTTTGATTCCTCCTTAAGCGCATGGATTTCAGTTTCATGCTCAACCAATTTGAGATCATGACGTCTCAGGTCGTCATTAATCTTGTCGATTTCAACTTCTTGCTTGTGAAAATTGGAATTCAGCGTCTTTAAATTGTCGTTAAGCTCATTTAGCGACATTCTAAGCGGCGATAATACGTCTGACATGCCCTTTTTAAGTAGCTTGCTCAACGCAGTCGTAACAACCCCTATTAGGGTAGCTAAGCTGAGGATTTCTCCCCAACTCAGTCCCCATAACCCATGAATCAAACTATCACCTCAATCTTATTATCCTACCCGCCCTCCGCATACATAGCAATTAAGCCATTACCGTATCTTCTGGGAACATCTTGTCATAGTCAGACTTGGCAAAAAGACCAACCTTCACAAAAAGCTGCACATTTTCTTTAGTGAAAAGGCCCATTTTATAAAATTCACTTACGATATCATAGCTATACATTTTGTTTATCCTCCTTATTAGCAGCATTCTGCAACATCAAAGTAGCAACGGTACTCTGCAGCAAAGTAACTTGATTGGTCAGCTTGGCTAGCGTCAGCATTTGTTGCGCTTGAGCCGTTTGGTCTGCCGTAGGTTGTTGAATATTCGTACCAGGATCAGCAGGGTGTGCTGTATCATATTCCTCTTTCGTTGCCCCTGTCCAGGTTTGGGTCTCTGGGTGCCACTTAATCGGTTCGTACAGTCCAGCCCCGTTTCCGTCAAGAGGAGCAACTTTAGTTGCGTTGGCCGGCATGACCGCATCATCACCTATTAAGTCAGAGTGCGTATACGTATTGTTTTCATCGTAATAGTAGATTAGCATGATTTTCCTCCTTAATTATAGAGAATGTATGATACCATGTACGGGAAACCACTTCCAGAAGCAATTGCCGTACGAGAATAAACGGTTAGAGTACTATTTGTAGTTATACCTAAATCTAATTTAATTTCATCAACAAAACGTTTACTTGTCAGTTCTTGCGTTTTTGAATACCCATTAAGAGCAGCCTTAGGGATTGATGCCACCTCTACATATTTCCACACATCCAACTTAGGTAGTTTAATCCAGGCATATACATTTAGTATAGAGAAATTAACGAAATCTAAGCGCGTTAAACTGCTTCCACTAGAAATTTCACAGCCATTTTTAGCCGTTACAGCATTATCCCATCTGGTAATTTTAAGCGCGCTAGGTTGTACCAACGATGGAACGTTAAGCAGCGCATCCCATCTCGTGCGCGGGAAAAACTGCGTGTTAGATCCATCTGATAGTTGTGCGATATACGTCATAGTTTACACATCCTTTATCTTAGTAATTTTGACTATTTGCAGAGTGTCCAACTTGGTTTTGTCGGTGTACGACATCAGACCGTTGGTTTTCTGCGTAGCGTTTGCCGTTGTCGTTGCGTTTTGTCCAGCTGGTCCTTGGGGGCCGCGCGGACCGGTAGCTCCAGTTGCTCCGGTTGCACCGGTTGCTCCTGTAGCCCCTTTTGGGCCTTGAGGGCCTGTCGCACCGGTCAAGCCACGAGGGCCTGTTGCTCCAACTTCGCCTCTGTCTCCTTTATCGCCCTTATCACCTTTCAAAGAACGAATCCAATCAGTTGCCGTGCCCTTAAACCCCTGGATAACAGCGATGTCATATGCGCTTAACCCGTTAGTTCCGTCTTTTCCGTCCTTGCCGTTGACCGCTCCTGGTATCACGTATTTTTTTAAATATTCGTGCAAATCCAGTACGGCATCAGCGTGTGTTTGCGGGAAGAACTGTTGCTCATCGCCATTTTCCTCAAGTTCCATCATTTTCTTGATTTTAGCCACGATTTACACATCCTTTACCTTGTCAATTTTTAGCCGTGTAGATGACGTCACCGTCAAATCACCATCTGACCCGTCCCCACCCGTTATCTGCACAAGCGGGGACAGGCGCAGATTCTCACTGTCCTTTGCGATGTCTTTGACGCACAAGATATGCAGTTGCGGATCTACCTGTCCTGATTGGTAAAACGTATTGAGATTGAGCTGCATTGCGTCAAGACGCATCTTAAGCGTCTGATACACGGCACCGGCAACGTCGATTCGCGCATTTATGACTTCAGCATTGTCAGTCTTGGCGTTCAGGACATTCTCAAACTCCTGTGAAAGCTTGTTGGCCAAATTGCGCAACGCTTGCTCCTCGTTGTTTGCATGATTTTTGTAATCAAGAACCGTCTGCCTGTCATCATACACGTCAGCAGACGTCTGTTCTGCAAGCCTGGCCAACGATTCTCTCACGTCAACACCATACATTTTCTGGCGCAACCACTTAGCCAACGTTTTATTTGCCTCAGACACCTTGGATTGGTCAACAGGACTATCAGTCGGCATGATATGCGTCGGATCCCTGTAATCTACTGTCATTAAATCACTCCCTAGACAAAAATCTGATTGTAACTGTAGCTGCAGTCCAGACTCGCTCCATTGTATTTGTCAGTGTACTGCCATGCGTCAGCTATTGCCGGCTTGGACGATGCACCCCAGCTGGCGACCCACTTGTATTTGGCATGACTGTCGAATCTACTGCTGAACCATGAAGCACTGGAATAGTCGCAGGTATTGACATACCCTGCATCACTAAGGACCTTGTTAAATGCATCCACCTCCGCAGTCAGCGTTGCCTTGTCCTTGGCAAGAGAACTGTCCTCAACGTCGCACGATACAACAGCAGTTGTCGGTATACCTTTGGCCTTGAGCTTGCCTAAGAACCAGTGTGCTTCCGCCTGTGCATCGGCGACGGACACTGCCAGCAGATAGTGGTACGCTCCTATGAATTTCATACCGGCGGCTATGCCACGGCTCTTCTGTTCGTCAAACAATGGATTGAGATACGCACTGCCCGCTTCCGAGCCTTCGGTGAGCTTGATCATCAAGCCCTTAACTCCGCTCTGGTGCAAGCTGTCATACCATGCCTGATTCTGACTTCCGTTGTTCGATGACAGGTCAATGAATTTACCGCCGGCGGTCCACGTTCCGGTGTTACCGCCGTTGCTCTCAAGCTGCTTTACCCTCTCGGAAAGCCTGGTATAGCTGTCTGAAAGCTTACTGTAACTGTCGGAAAGCTGCTGATTTTGTTTGGTTAAGTCCTCGATTTCCTTGTTTGCTTTTGTCTGACGTGACATCAGACGGTTGATCAGTGCCTTCTGCGCGTCGGTTTCCGACCGGTGCTGTTCACGATATGCCGTCAAGTCTATCGGATTGTCGCTGAGGGTGATGGTTGAATCGGCGATGTTGAGCAGGTCCAATGACATGGCCACGATGCGTTCCGTCGCATACAGACCCTCCAGCTGATTGACAATGCGGACATAGGTCCCGCATTCAATCATTCCGATAGTTTCTTCCAGGAAAGACAAATCGATATAACCGGCTTGAAGCTGATATTTAATCGCCTTTTGAGCATTAAGAAAAGCCCTGCCTTTTGCAAGCAGAGCCTGTGGCGTTGTTACGTCTTCCCACGTTTCAGTTTTGACATGGATTCCGAATTGACTGATCAGCTGATCGTCACGCAGATAGTCGTTTCCTCCATTAACGCTGGCAATTGTTAAGTGCGGACTTGAAACGTCGGTACTGCCGTCATTGTTCTGACGTTCCTGAGTTGCACCAAGTGGCTTGAGCACCGTTACGATTTCTGTCGGGTCAACGTTTCGTGAGCTTGAGACCATATTATGCGAAAGCTCGATTCTCTGCGGGCATTCCGACGATATCTCAGGTTCATAGTCCAGGAACAGTTTCCCGCCTTCATTTCGGAGTCTCATCTCACCGCCCAGACGACTGACAAGCTTATCCTGTATGTTAGTCCAGGTATCCTGCGTGTCATCAGTAAACCGATATACATTATCAGTTGAGTTCGTGACTGTGACGTCTCCAAGCGTTATCTGCTTGTATGACTCAACTTGTTTGTTATGCTCCGTAACAAGCGCCCGAAGGAAGTCCTTTGGCGTCGTGTTATGAAACTCCTTCCACGGCTGAACGCTGTCATGCAGAAAGCCCTCCAGTCCTTCGCAGACCGCCTCCTTCTGTACTGTTCCCGACGAATCCATACTGTCGGAATACGTGAGAACCCGCCCTTCAAAAAGCGTCAGCCCTTTATCCGGACGGGTTACCTTGACAAAGCACGTATAGGGAACAATTTCCGTATACATCGCATGCGTCGGATCTATATCGAACGTAAATGAATCATATGTCGTCGTGCTTTTCGATAGCACCGCAGAAACAAGCCTGTAGTTTGGGAAGATGTCCGAGTTGAGCACCTTCTCTTCACCATTCCAACCGTTTCTGATCGTAATGCGAAATCCCTTTGTCATGGCCATTCCTCCGTCCAGTTGAACTTGACGTGACCGGCACCTTCCAGATTGACCGTATTCTCGCCCGGCATCAGCTCCAGGTAAGGATTGACATTGTCCCCGGCTTTAAGCGCGAAGACGTGGTCATTGACTGACGCAGACATGGCCGTGGAGCAGGTCACAGTCAACCGAACCCGGTTATGACCTGTATTTATCAACAGAATGCTCTCATGACCGTTAACCGTTACTTCCAAATTAGAGGCTGCATCAAGATTAAAGTAGAACGTGTCCCAGACGTCATCGTAGCAGCGCTTCAGGCGATATGCGTAGCACTGAAATACGACCGTCACCTTGCAAAAATTCCAACCTTCTTCGATTGTCGGAGCGGTCTGAACTTCGGCCATGAAAGCATAGCCCGGCATGGCATCATCCTTGAGCAATGTCTTTCCAGTAGGCTTCATCAACCAGTTCATCAGTTCCGTCAGTTTCTGATTCATCAATGACAGGTTCTCCTGGCCGTATGGCAGACGGCAGGGAAACGTCACTGTCCGTTCATCGTACGTGTTGAGGCCGTACAAGTCGCTCAAATCGATATATCCCGTACGGTACGGCAACTGCAGCTGAGACTTGCGCTTGGACGGCATTGTCACTGTCTTTTCTGCCAGCACTACCAGCTCGAAATCGCTCGAGTGGTGACCGGCAAATTCGAAACCATATGGTCTAGATTCTTGTGTCAATCGACATCCCCCTTCCTAGCATCGTATCTCTTCTATTCCTTTCAACTGATCCGTACTGTTCATAGCTGCGGGCAAAACTGGAGCCGTCGACTTTCAACTGTTTGTTGGCAATGGCGTCAAGCTTCTGCCCGATATCTGCCAGTTGCCTGTCAGCATTGCCCGAACTGAGAATGCGCAGCACTTCAATCTGTTCTTCGCTGGCACCGAATATCTTAGACAGCATGGTCAGCATTGCGCTCAAAGTCTGTTCAAGTCTGTTGTTTGACTTCTCAGACTCAACATCGGATTTGGATACTCCCTGATGATTGTCGGTGCGGGCAAAATAGTCCAATGATTTCTGCATGAGCTGATATGCTCTTGACCGTTTTGACAAATCCAGTGGAATGACCATTTCCGGAAGGTTTTGCTCAGCCATCTCATACACTCCGTGAGTGGAGACCAGGCCGCCGTTGGCATAGCCATGTCCCTTGCCAAGAGCCGAAAGACTTGCGCCGTATCTCGTGCGAGCATAGTTCAGTCCGGCAAGCATGTTGTCATAGCCATTCCAGATATCCTTGTGTCCGGCAAGAGCGTATGCATTGAACGTGCTTCGCTTTGTCTGCATGAGACCGAGTGCCGGACCCGAACCGTCTCCGTCAGGGTCTGCTCCGGGCTGTTTAGCATGCGGATTGCCGCCGGATTCCGTATTGATCTGTCTGAGCACCTTGCTTACCATGGCACTGCTTGTGGAGAGCCCCAACTTAGCCAACGCCTTCTTGACATAGGGTTCCCATCTCTTTACACCAGACCCGCTTGGATTTGTGCCACTGTCATCATAACTCTTCAGCAGCTTCTTGAAGGCCTGTATTACCGGATTTATCAGTGATTTTTTGGCCATGTTCCTTGTCTGATCCATCAATGTTGTGTGAGTGAAACTGAACGCCTGAACACTTGGCCAGTGACTGAATCCTCTGGCAATCCATTTAACCGGTTTCTTCAAGACGTCAAGCACGCTGTCGGCAATGTCCAGTGCCTTGTCCTTAATGCTTCCGATAAAGCCGGACAGTGAGAACGTACCTGTGGCATAGCCCGGAAGAGTGCCGGAATAACTGCCGGCCATCACTCTTGCTGTGTCACGTGCATTCAGCACCTGTTCGCCTTGATTAAGCGGCGCAACTTCAGCTCCGTGTCTTCCAACGATTCTGGCGGACTTGCTCCAGGGCGTATAGACCAGCTCGGGACCGGCTTCTCCGACCAGGGCAAGGCCGGTACGTGCAACACCACCGTTGGCATAGGAACTGATTCTTGACGCCGGTCTGTATGAGCCGACATTTCCCTTGTACGACCCACCGAATGCGTGTACGACAGATGACCATGCATCAGACAGGAACTTCAGAGTGTTGTGAACAGCGGCACCCCAGGCATTATATGATTTGATGCCGTTGTTGCCTTCAGCTACAATATTCTGACTTACAGACTTGTTCTGCTTTCTGGCTTCATCTACAACTTGATTGTGCTTGGCCTTGGCGCTTCCGACAATCTTGTTCTTTGCCTCATTGGCAACGCTGACAGTAGTATCACGCTCCGATTTGGCATTGGCGATATCCTTGTTCATCATATCCTTGGTGTAGCCTGGAATGTCCTTGTTCATTCTCCTGTACTGTTCCACTTTGCCTTTGTAGGTCTGCTGCGCTTTGGCAACAGTTTCCTTGCGCGTTTTCTCAGCTTGCTCAATTAGCTTTTTAGTTTCGCGGGCCGATTTATTAATCAGATCCCGTGCTTCGTTATCGCTTATTCTGCCCTTGTCCTTGCGTAGTTTATCGAGAATTTCCTTCTGCTGCCTGGAACTTGTACCCATTTCCTTAGCAATCGACTTAGACAATGACTGCAGCTTGCTCAATCGCTCCTTATTGTACTTTTCAGTAATTTTTTTCTTTTCATTGGCCGTATTTCTGGCGATTTCAGCCTGTTCCTTCTTCTCAGACCGGGCAAGCTTCTCCCGTTTTGCCTTGAACTGCTCCTGTACCTTTCTCACGGCTTCCTCACCAGTGTAAGTTCTGCCCTTTATCTGTACATAACCGGATTCCCTGACCCCTTTGATAGTTTCAGCTTCATCCTTTGCCAGTTTCTCGCGTTTCTTGTTATAGGTGTACGTAATCCGGTTTACATTGCCCTGTCCGTTGGCAGTGGCCGTTTTCAGGTCTTCGTTGTACTTGTTTGTTGCCTTTATAAGACTGTCATATGTCTTCTTCTGACTGGACTGTCGCTTCTTGTCGGCATCATCGATTCCCTTAATGTACTCTTCATACTGTTTTTTGCTAATCTGGTGCTGCTTGTACATCTGCTCGACTGCACGTTTTTCAGCATCCGCCCTTTTTTGCGACTGCCTTTCAGCAGTACGAGCGACAGAGGCATAGAAACCTTCAAGCGTAGCCTTGGCTTTGTTCAGACTCTTGTCATCAGACTGAACCGACATCTTGATTACCGACAGGTCCGCCTTGTCCATTGACTTCCGGATATCATCAGATACGCTCTTCTGCGCTTTGGTAAGTGAGCTCTTTTCAACCTTGACCTTGCCCACCTTGACCGTGGTTCCGTCATACATAGTGACATAACCAGTTTCAGCAATCTGTTTCTGCTGCTCCTTTGCAGCTTTCTTAACTGCATTGTTGAGTCCCTTGACGATTTTCTGCGCTATGGACGTGCTGCCAAGCATATTCCCTATAGAAGAGCCTAAAGCCGCCCCCATGGGTCCGCCAGCAGCAAAACCAACACCCGCTCCGATAGCGGTGCCAGCAACATTTGCAGCAGCTTTTACTTCGGAAGACTCCGAACCCGTCTTGACGGCTTTGGAAATATATTTTCCTACACTGACTACCGCAATGGCTGCACCAGCAATTCCCATTAATTTAGTTCCAAATCTCGAAACGAATCCAGCAAGCTTTGCGCTTTCCCCAGCAGCCGCAACACTCTTCGTTACACCTTTTTCCACCGCACAGGATGTCGCAATACCTTCTTCTACTCCTTCGGCTATTTTCGCGCTTTGAACTGGTTTAGACATCTTTTTTTCAGCATCTGCTGCAGAACTACCGACATATGAATTACTTGCGAGCGTCTTCGCCTCGGCAAGAGATTGATACCCAAACGTGAGCGCCTTTACTTCTGCTTGCTCTTCTGCAACCTTAGATCCAAATCTACCAAATACGGTTGCCAGTTCTTTTATCTTGAGCGTGAAATTTATAATTTTGTCAGCAATCCATATTTTTCCCAATATATTGGCTATATCAAGAATTACACCGCGATACTTGATTGCACTTTCAGCAACGGTCAGTAGTTTCCTGGCAACTGATCCCACGCCTTCGGCCATGGCCTTGACATCTTTCTGGAAATCCTTCTGACCGAACAATTCCCCTAATTCCTTGGTTGCCTCAGTCATGTACGGCAGTAATTCTGCACCAAATTTGATTTCAAGATCTTCCCATGCCTTCTTGAACTTTTCATTGTTGGCCTGAGCGGTTTCCGAGTTCTTTTCCGACAGTGTCTGTACGTACTTGCCCTTGTCAGCTGCTTCCTGTGTCTTCTGAGTAAGTTCGCCCAACCGTTGAGAATTCTCGGCAAGAATCATGCCCGCCTGTTGACCTGTCGTGCCGAACAGACTGTTGAAAACGGCGTTCTTTTTAGTCTTGTCCATTGACTCGGTGTGCTTCTGCAACACTCCCATTATGTCTGTCATGGATTTGAGATTCCCGTTAGCGTCAACCATCTCCTCCTTCTTGATTCCAAGATTGTCAAGCACTGAGTTCTTCTTGCCGATTGCCTTAACGGCAGACACCAGTGAGTTGATTACTTTGCGCAGACCTGTACCCATTTGTTACCGCAGGGGCTCTTTATCCCCTGCTTCTGCATGTTTCCATGCAGTTCAGACTATATCTTCATCCCTTGCGGGAGCTTTGCCTTCGTGGAAATTTCCGCATGAAAAAAGCGAGCCTTCAGAGACTCGCTTGATTTTTAGCTTACTTTTTCTAGTCGTTACACCTTCCCGCCGTTTCTGACGGGCTTGGCTCGGGATCAACATATCACTTGAATAACCCACCGATAAACGAAATTACGCCGCCGACAGCAAGGATAGTGAATATAAATGCAAATGCAAATGCATTTTTAAAGAAATTGTCAATCCAATCCATCGGTGATGGTAAATCACACAACCCCCAAATGAAAGCAATTATGCAGACGACTACAAGAACTGCCATTGTCTTACCATCGCCTTTTTTCCACTTGTACATGCTATCACCTCCGTAAAGCGTTTATCTTCTTGAGATTATTATATCATGATTTAGCCTTCCCCGAATTAACAAAGTTGTTTTTCAAAGCAATTTCTCGCTAAGCGGCCAGTTTTACCAAAGCCTTGTCTGCTTCCAAACCATTATTACTCAAAACACCCATGGCACTTGCCGTTTCAGACAAACTGAATCCCGCCTGATGAGCTGTAGCCGATACATAAGACATCCCGATGCCCAGAGACTGGAATGATGTTGACGTAACGTCAGCAGAATAGGCCAAGGTGTTGACGGCCTTCTTTGTCTGAACCGTCATCTCCCTGGCGGAACTGAGCTGTTTTCCGTTCTTGTCAACGGTCATCCCGAATCCTTCAAGCGTCTGAGACGCAACTTCAACTACATCAGAGAAATCATCCCCCGAAGCAATGGAACCCTGAAGTTCGGTGTTCATTGCACCAATTGCCTGCTTGCTTGTGTAGCCGCGCTTGACAAGTTCCAGATAAGCGTCAGCGATGTCTTTTTGAGACTTACCATACTTCAGTGAGTATTTCTCTCCGTCAGACTGCATGATTGCAACCGCCCTGGTTGCCTCGACGACGCTTTCCCCGCCCGTCACCAGGTTATTCTTGATGACATTGTACTGACTGCTGAGTTCAGACGCCTTCTCCGAACCTTTCAGGCACGCCCCTGAAAAAGCTGAAACTGCAGCACCACCAACCATAGCTGCAGTCTTTATCTCGTTAAACGATTGCTTAATCGTTGACTTCAGTTTCAGCGTTCCGTCTCTTAGCCTATTTAGAGAATCAGGCCACATTTTCGTGACCTTTATCTGATTCCTGATCTCAGCTTCATTCTGTCTGTAGCTGAGAGTGAGGTCCTCGACCTTTGCCTTCTGTGACTGGTATGCACTTGAGGTTTCACCGGAAACCCTTGCCGTTTCCTGAAGAAGCAATTTTTCCTGTTTCAACTGAATTTCAAGTGATTTCCGAACGCTTTCCAACCCCTTCAGCTTTGCCCTGGCGGCTTCATTTGTCCGTCCCTCAGTTTCAAGAGCATGAGCATATGAGGTGGTAATGTCCGTCACTCTCGACGTTGCGTTGCGGACTTCGTCAGTCCTCTTAGTCAGCGTTTCAAGATTTCGTATTGCCTGAAGGTGAAGCTGATTCTCCTGAGAACTGATGGATTTTGCTTTTTCTTGTTGGGACGTAAGACTAACAATTGCTCTTTTAGCAGCATTGATTTGATTTTCATATCTCAAATACGTTTTCTGTCCTTTGTCAGTCGTAAGATCCAAACCTTTTTGCTCTGTTGTCAGTAGCTCAATCAATTTCTCCTGTGCCTTAATGGCCCTTCCTGCATCGGTAACCTTGTTAGCATACGCAGCCATTACGCCTTCACCGGCACTGATTTCAGCAAAATTAGTCCTCATTGCATTTTTCAAGGCATACGCTTCTTGTCGAATTACCTGCAGTTTTCTCCCCATTTCGCCATCATTCAAGTCGATAGAAAATCGATACCCTTGAATCTCTTCCATGTTAGTGTCCTCCTTTCATCAGTGATCTAGCAAATGCGCCAGCGTCAACTATGCGTTCTTCACGTGGTTTAGATATCAATGCCGTCTGCATATCGGAAAATGAAGACCTGTAGTAGTCATCCGGCAATACGCCATTTTCCATTAACAGTTGCTTTGCCATGTAATCAATATCATCACTTAGCTGTTTGAGCTGCAGATTCATTCTGCGTCTGGCTTTTTTGGGTCTTCACCATCCGGAAGATCATCATCACCATTAATCGATGCCATATCAATTCCAAGGAATTGTCGTGCCATTTCTCTGAAAACATCATACTGATCAGAAAATGATGCTTCATCGAGCTTTTTTCGTTCGGATTTGCTAAGTTCGAGCATATCTTCCAAAATGTTTGGCACTTCGTCAACGATGAACCCCATCATGGCAATCGGGTTATCTTCAATCTCTAAAATTTTGTCATTCCAGTTGGTAAAATTCCTGATAAACTTCTTCACGTTGGTGTTTGAATCAATCAAATTCCAATTCTTTTCAGGGAACCCCAGAACATTTCCGCCAATTTTAACTACTTTTGCCATTATATCTTTTCCTTTCCGTTATTCGTCTCACATTTCTCGTCTCTGTCGCTTAGCTTACTTATTCATGTGGTCCTGCAACATCAGAAGATTCTGCTGTAATGAACTTCTGGGTTGATCCAAATACCTCATCGAACATCTTTTTCAAACTGAAATTTTGTGCACTTTCGTAATAAATCTTAAATGTTTTATTCCCCAATGCAGGAGAAGCAAGTGCAGTAAATGTCATCTGCTCAGTCTCTCTAGTTTGAGCAGTATCAGTATTTGACTGCACGTTCTGCTGAGTTTCGTTGAAAACTCCACGCGGAAACGCGAAATAAATTGCCTTGTTTTCGATTTCATCGTGAGACTTAACAATCAACGCGCTTTCAATGGTATCATCAGTATCGACGTACCCGCCATTTACAAGCTTACGTCCAAGCAATGCTTGCTTAACAGCGACGTTGACTTGATTATATGTCAATGCAACAGATGGCGCCGATGGCGGGTTGCTTACGTCCACAAGGGCATCGTTGCCATAGACCTTTGTCAATGTTCCTGACAAACCGGTAATATTTGCCGTTGTGGCACCTAAATTGCCTTTTTTCTTGGAAGTATCGATCTCGTAAACGCCCGTTTCAGAAACACCGCCTTTATCAACACCAACAATCACATTTCCATCTTCATCTTTAATACCAACATATGTTGTTTGTAAACCTACTACAGCCATATTCAGACCTCCATTTTAAAATTAAATTTCAACGTATTAGTTATATTTTTGCTATCCAAACTAAGGACATGACCCGCATCAGAGCAACAATACACTTCATGCTCCCTCAAAACCTGTTTCAGATGCCGTTCCAACTCATCCATGTCGCCCACATAATCTCTAGGATAATAAAAATCAATCTGTACTCGCTTATTGCTATACAGGACATTATCATTGCCATAATCATCACCGGTTCCGACATCTTCCGTAATCAATACGAGCACATCAGAACTGACGGAAGAATCGTCAATGTAAAAAGTAAAAATATTTTCTGGCACAATGCCAGGAATATCGCCAATGTTATCAGATATGATGCTATAAACATATGCGGCAGGTGTCACAATTTCCCCACCTTTCTATCAATTGTTGATTTAAGAGACTGCTTAACCGCCTCCTGAATCTTGCCTCTTGAAGCATGCTCTGCCCGCTCCCAGAAATGCTTTCCAGGAACATGCTTGTGACTTTTGCCATTACGATCGGTAGCAATCCAACCGTCATTCTGGAATCTAGCAATGTATCCACGCGATGACTCAGAAGAAAAACCCACTTCAACTCTTCCGTCAGGGTGACATTCCTCTACAATTGCATCTTGTATATGAGGAGTTTTCCCCTTGTATTCGGTATCCGAGCGAGGCGTTGCAGCTTTTAGGTTCTTTTTGAAAATATCTGCGCCAGATTTGTTGGCCTTCAGTTTGTCATCTATCGTCAGGCCTTGTGCCAACCTACTGAGCAATGCTTCAAAATTACCTTCATTTTCAACCGACTTAGCCATTCGAATCCACCTTCTTAAGCGTAACCAAATCAAAACCGTCAGGCGACAATCCATCATCGGATTTAATACTTTGAATATCATACGTTAATCCCTTGACTTGTACTTTAAATTTATCGGTAATCTTAGGATTATGCCGTACAAAAATTATCATTGCGATACTCTGATCTATGCCATGATAAGCAATACTGTCAGACATCGATAATGAATATTTGCCATACCACACTGCAAAATCAGCAACAAAGCCTTTAATAGGCCTGCCGGTATTAGGGTTCTTTTTACCGGTTTCTCCCATGTGTCCAAATAATGCCTTGCCCCTCATGCGACTTGGGTTAAGACTCTTCAATCGCATCCACCTCCCCGCGCATTTGGCTAATCAAGGCATTCATCGTCGCATTCATCGTGGTTACCGTACCAGTTACTGAGGTCATGCGATACGTATAGTACGTTGATGCCAGTGCCAAAACTGCTGTATCAAAACGAGTATTATTTACATAGTAATCTTCATCAGCTCCGACTGCATTTTTAACAAATGATTCTGCCGCGTCCAGATAGCCAGTTAGCAAAGCATCATCTGCATCATCATCAACACGTAACGAGTCCTTGAGCATCTCTAAACTAACCGCCATCTAATCACTCCTTACTTAGAAGCTGTGGAAGCTGCCGCAAAATTAGCAGACTGATCGGCAATGCTCTTAAACGAGCCGGGAACAAACGCTTCGGCATCAGTTGAGGCGACATCAAAGCGGTCAATGACGCGAATCTTGGTCGTATCCGTTTCGAACGCTCCACCGCCGATATTAGTTGTCATAAGAGACATAGCCTGACGGTCAAACAGCGTAACAGCTTGTTTCAAATCTCCAAAATAGAGAGGGTGGGAGCCAGTATTATCGGTAAGCCAACGGTCTGAAATTTCAATCACACGGTAGCCGTCAATTGTGTATTTGCCCGGTTCAGTGACATCACGCTGCATAAGATAGTCACCCATTGCATTCTTGACCTTGCGCAAGGCATTCATGCCGGAAGAGTTGGTCATGAAGACTGATGTTGCCTTGATGGCAGGGTCAACAGAGTTTTCAAGGTCAATGATGTCATCCCACTTGGCCAGTGTCGGCTTCTTCTCGAAAGCAGCAATCTTGGTGAGAATAGCCTGATTACGTGTTACGACAACCTTCTTGGCAATCCAGCCGGTCAGCCAGGCGAGAATGTTCTCTGCCGTGTCTGCAAGCAGCGTGTTTGTGGCCGTAGTAATGCCGGCATAGCGCTTAATGGCATACTTGACCGTTGTGAGCTTTGGATCGTCATTGTCGCCAATCTTCGCATCTTCCGTATCAATAGAGGCAAGCGGTGTAACGTCAGACCACTTTTCATAGACACGGGAACCTGTGGCCGTACCGACGTTCTCAACGTTGACGTAGTTCTGGAGTGCATCATACTGGCGGACCAGGGCGTGGATAGTCGTCTGCACGTCCTCCGGAATCGTCAATCCTGCAGCTGAACCGGACGTATCAACAGTGGAATCAACCTTATTGAACACCTTTGCGCCTGTAACCATATCCTTGAAATCTGATACGAACTTGTTCTTGAGTGTTTTCTCATCGGCAGTCAGCGGCTCCCTGTCCTCTGCCTTCATGTTTGCGACCTGTTCCGCTCGGGCGTCGGCATATGCCTCTTCTGCCGCGTCCCGAACTACAACAGCCTTTGACAATTCATCCTTGACGGCCTTGAGCTCGTCTGCAGAATGCGAATCCGCATCCTTCTTCAGGTCAAGAATGAGGTCGGCGCGCTTATCTTCGAGCTCCTGTACCTTTGCGCCGGCTTCATCGAAGGCCATCTTCAATTCGTTAACGTTCATTACGTGCATTGCTTTACTTCCTTTCTACTAAAAAAGCAGGTCAATCTTGGCCTGCAGCTTCTTCTTTCCAACAATTTCCGCGTCTCTATTTTCAGCAGTTTTTTTCTGCTTTTCATAGGCTTCTGCGCTTGCCATGGCCTTCTTCCATCTGTCCACAACGGCTCGGCTGACCTGTGGATAACCGATAGAATTAAGTACGGGCTCTTTTGACCTGCCAAAATCCATGACGTCATCAGCAAAACCGTAGTCGACCGCCTGATTTGCAGTAAGCCACGTCTCCTTGGCCATCATGTTTGACAATTCCGACTTGTCGAGCCCTGTCTTGGCAACATATGCATTCATGATTGAATCATCAATTCCGTCAAGAAATTCTGACGTATGAGCCATATCATCAGCGTTGCCGTCAGCAATCGTCCACGCTTTGTGGATCATGATCTGCGCCGTAGGACTAATATGCACTACATCGCCGGCCATTGCGATGACTGACGCAGCTGACGCGGCAAGACCCTGAATGTTAACCGTAACCATGCCCGAATGCTGTGACAGCAGTGTGTAAATCTCTGACGCGGCAAACACGTCACCACCGTTCGAATTGATGTTGACCTCAACTTCATCGGCACCGTCAAGCAGATTAGAGACCTTTCCCGGATATACCGCATCCCATCCTATCCAGTCATAGAACTTACCTGTATCGTTATCAACAATATCCGCCTTGACTTCAATTACTGTCATTGTCTTCACCCCCCTTCAAGATTCCCGAGTATTCAGGCATGTCTTCCGGGAAGTAGCCGGATTTCTGCAGAATGTATCGTGCCTGATTGCCGTCAATTGCGTTGGTCTTGACCATCTCGGAAATCTTTGTTGCATAGCCATCACCCAGTGGATCAACAGCAGGGCGCAAATCAGCAGTGAACCGACAGTTCAGCTTGTTGTTCAACTCTCCGAGAATCGTCCCCATGTAGCGGTTAAGAGCGTTCGTGTACATTCCCTTGATTTGGTCAAGTGATGACTGCTGATCACCCTGTCCGTTCAGATAACTGTCCGGTATCCCGTATACCTTGGCAATCTGATTAGCCGTCCAGTCAGTCTGATTGAGCAGTGCCGACACATCGGACTTGATTTCAAGCGGCTTGTAGTCTTCAAGGTCATCAAGCACAACGGGACCATAATTAGATGACTCCTGCTGTGCCATAAAACGCCTTGACCGAGCGGCTTTCTGTTTCTCATTAAGCAGGCCGCCCTTCTTGATGGTCAGAATGCCTGGCGATACTATTGCCTGTTTAAGCGCAGTCAATGTCAGATTCGTGTTGGCCTTCTTGATTGCCATCTCCGAAGACAGCGATGCAAGCGGAGAAATGCCAGTCTTGCCGCCGTTTCTGCTGATAAGCCGGAAGTGCAGCATGTCAGACTGGGGAATCGAGTTGACAATTCCGATTCCCGGCTCGTCAAACGTGACGTTATAGACAAGCGAAGAGCCGTCATCCAGTTCGAAAACGTCAACCTGTGACGGTCTGAGATACTCCCACCTCAAGTCAACCCCGTTTCTGTTGCGCCATCGGTATACATAGGCTTCTCCTCCTAGTAGTAGCTGCAGGAAAACAGACTTCCAGAACAGATGGCCATTGGACATTGTAGTTGGATTGTCAATCATACCCTGCATTCTAGATGCTGACGCACGTATTCTAGACGTAGCCAAGTCTCCTGAAATGAGGTTGACGATTGCGAAAACATCTGAGTTCTGCAATGCCAGCCTAGCCGAAACATAATTGTTTTCAGTTTCTCCGGTTAAAAAATTGGCAACCGTATAATTATCAGAGTCAGGAACGGACATCAAATTAAAAATAGGCACTACCTACCGCCTCCTTTCTGCCCTGCAATGGCTTCACTAAGCAGCCCTAAGATGATGAAAGCAAATCCCAACGAAAAAATTCCGACCGTGGTGCTCACACGAAAGAAACCCCAAACAAAAAAAGCGATTGATGCTACATAGAAAATAACGTCAATCACTTTCCAAATACATTGAAAAAATTTTAAAATAATCATCACCTCCTTAATCCGTATAATCACTGTCATTTGAGTTAAACCAGTCTAGAACATCTTGTTCGGTAAGCAAATCAACTTCATTGCTCTTGTCATTTACAATTCCGAAATCTTCAAAATGGTACATAGCCTGATACATGGCGTCAATAATCGCATCCACAACGTCGATTTTAAGCGTTGCTTTGGCCTTATCAACCTGAATTCCAACTTTATCTTCATATAACTGAGCATTGATCAATGCTTTCTCCATAATTTTATCGTCAAATCTTGTTACCGAACCTTCTACAAATATCTTCTGCAGAAACTTAGTAGGATCTTTTAATTCACCCGTCCGCTGCCTGATTGCCTGCAATGGATAACTTGTATTGTATTCAAGGCGCTTGATAAATTCATTGACCCCCATGGCATCATATCCAAAAAATACAACTTTCAACTTATGTTCATCAACAAAATCAACCAACCAGTTAAATACTTGTTCAGTGCTTATTAGACCTTGTTCATGCGCTGTTATCGTACAATAACCTTTTTTGGCTAAATCCCTATAATTGATCCCGTCTTGTTTTTCTTTCGCCTCTATGGATCCTGCTCTCTGCCACGGTATGAAAGAATGCTGCATGACATGCCACTTTCTACCCGTTGTGTCCGCGTACGGAATAACGAACGCCAACGCTGTGTTATCACTTGACATTGAATAGTCAAATCCAAGATAAGCAACCTGTCCATCGTAACTAAAGTTATCAATAATCGCACTTTCAATATCGTTAAGTTTCAGGAAACTATCGGTTGACTCCTGCAGCCAAAGATTCAAATTCTTGTTCTGAAAATCGGAAATAACTCCGGACAACATGTCACTGTCGCGCTTGTCTCTGAGACCTGCTAACAGTACATCATGTTGGTCTGGCAATTGCAGCAAAGGATTTGACTTAACCCAAGTCTCATCTTTGAAAGTCTCGTCTAAGTCATCTTGAGCCCATATTAAGCCTAAATAGCTGTCCGCATCACGATTCCAATCTTGCTCCATCGCCTGTTGCAACATCTTCTGATCTTCATGGAAAGGAACGCTTGGATCAGGATATGACGTCGATATCTGAATAAACTGTTTATTCTTGATTTTAACTTGACCCGAGATAATTTTTGAAACTTTGTCACGCGATTTTACTTCACCAATTTCGTCAACGATAGCTGTAGTAAAGTGAAAAGAATCGAACTGTCCAGACTCAAACGAGATGGCTCTTAGAACATTATTCGTCCTTTTTTCGATTGTTTGATCAGACTGCGTTGATAGCTCCGTCTCGTCAGCTAAAGATTTAAAAGGTTCTGTAACTGCTATCTGACGCAGCATAGACTTAATGTAGCCATACAACTTGTTAGTTTGCTTAAAATTAATCGAAGCAACCAGATAATCCTGATTGGACAATCCAAGGCTCTCTATCAGATACGAATAGCACATTAAAATAGCCATCAAATACGTTTTTCCTTGTCCACGAGCAACAGAAACGATCGCTCGCGTAAATCTCTTGCCTCCTTCCCGATTCCGCCAACCAAAAAGCATTGAAAAAATAAACTTCTGCCAGTCCATAAGCTTAGTAGGCTCTCCTGTGTCAACATTTGGACAAATAGAAGCAAACTTCAACAGCTTTTCCGATTCGTGAATATCATAAGTATATGGAAAATCAGCTTGACCTTGTCTCTGTAAGTCTCTCAAGTGACGAAATGCAGCAAGTTTAATGAGGTATCCTGTTGTTATTTTTCCGTCAAGCACATCAAATGCATACACTGTACCAGGGTCCGTATATTTTCTTCGCTCTTGATTAAAATCAAGTTTCTCATACATACCGATCACATCGTGCGATTGCACAAGGTCTATTTTCTGCATTCCATCACCTCCTTAGCTTATTTAAAGAAATCCTTCAGCTCATCTGTAGCCGATTTATCAGTTTTAGCAGCAATCGTCATTAGTTCTTGTCTGGATTTAGGTGACAATCCAAGCTGAGCACCAATTGCATTAAGCTGGTTGCTTGCATCCTTCATAGTCATGACAGCTGGATTCTTCCTAAATCCCGCAAACTCCTTGCCAATGATTTCCCCCATCTGATCCTGAAGAGTCTTGTACATAGGCGTTTGGATACCATTTTCTTTGACATCATGGTATGCAGCTCTGTATATATCGTACTGTGTACAGTACTGCTCAACCAAACTAGTATCAATTCTTTCAACACGTTCTGTCGCTTCGAGAAAAGGAACAATCTTACGCCAGCATTCCTTAGCTAACGTTCCCAAATAATTCGGCGGAGTTCTTGACACTTTGCCATCATTTTGTAAATAATATGGCTTCGATGCCACGACTTTCACCTCCTCACAGCCCCCCCTACATAAAATTTTGAAAAACTATTTGCGACACAAGAAGAGGGCAACGTGCGCTCTTCTGCTGTCACTCTATGGGGCGGGGGACTAAAATAAATGTCTTTGAGTATAATTACACTCAAAAAATTATCTGCTCTCTAATGACGCTTTATGAGCATCTAATAGCTTGACCAATAAATTTATATCCTGCACTCTGCCAACATTTTTCACTTCATTACCTGCACCAGTTCCATAATAGTTGCGCTCCCATTTGGTTTTGACGTTGTGGCAAGGCTTGCAGCAAGTGATCAGATTGCTTAAATCAGACTTCAAGTTGCTATCGTACTCTACCGGAACAATGTGATCGACAATATTTCCTGGTCTGATTATTCCTTTCTGCTTGCAATATTGACACAAATAACTGTCACGCAACAATATTTCTTCACGAACGGACTTCCACTCTTTGCTACGATAGAATTTATACTGATTTTCTTTTACGGCTCTTTTGCGCGTTGTCGCATTATAAACATGGTTATACGTTTTTCTATTAGGGCTATCGCTAATATGGGCAGAGCAGTAACAGTCATAACTGGGAATCATAGCGTGACACCCTATGTGTTTACACCGTCTATATCTCATCCCTGATACCTCCTCCAATACATTTAACAAAAAAGGCCAGCCGTTAAGACTGACCTCCTGAATTCATTCATCCAGTTTCCTTAGTTGTTCTCTCATTCTGCTGTTGTCAACAACAAGCTCGTTAATCTTGATTGTTATGTCCAACAAATCCCTGTCAACGTATAAGTTATGATTTACATCCCTGTTATATTTGATGAGCTTGTTCAATGCTTCCAGAGCTCTTGATTCAGTAGCTTCCAATCTAATCACCTCGTATGATTTCTTTCGCAAACCCAACCGTAATCACTTGGAATCATATGTTTCAAAATTCCGTCAACTTCAAAACAATAACTACAATACGGAACGTGTTCCCCTTCTACCCAGTACATTCTTCCATCATCACTGATATGGCCGCGTTCTCTGAGATTCAATTTTTCATTGAGTCTGTTTTCAAGTTCAATATTCTCAACAACAAGTTCGTTGATTGCCTTGGCCATTTCGGTTGCCTTCGCAATGAGTTCAGCGTCCCTGGACTTTCTGACAAGCTCCGTAACATCTCTTACCAGTTGAGATATATCACTGTAATTTACCATCAAGCTTATCCTCTATCATCTGTTTAAGATCAAGCAGGTCCTTTTCGTCAGCATAGTTTCTGACATACGACTTTGCCATGGATCTGTACTGATACTTTCTTGACTTCTCCTTGTTCTTTTCGTTCCACTTTTTGTTTGCTTTCTTCTTTGCATCTGACAATTCTGACATAACGGTCACTCCTGTTCCCGACTGCCGAACCTTCGATACTAACATCATACTACCTGAGATGTCTGCAAAGTGTATGATGTTAGTCTCGCATTTGTCCGGTAATCGTCTAATTTTCAATCACGATTGTCTTAAACACCCATAGTATCACTGCTAACACAATTGCCACAGCAGCTGAGATATAATATTTCTTTTCCTGCTTATTCATGATATTATGATATGGGGAAACAGGTAAGGCTGATAATCAACCTTACCTGCCAAACTATTTATTTATAAGAGCATCAACAATGTCTTTGATGATTTCAAGCAATACCGTAATCGGTGCGGCCCATGCGCCAATTGCAACGTACCTTGAAATCTTAACCTTGTTGAGCTCTTTTTGTTTGGCTTTCTTTCCCAAATCTTTCACCTCCTTACAATTATATAATACACCTTTTAAGGTGTATTGTCAATGATTTTCAAGCATTTTTTGTTAAAAATATAAAAAAACAAGGCTTGTCGCCTTGTTTCTTAATAACATTTTATAATCGTTCTATTTGTATACATGCAGATCCGGACAACCCTGCTGCAATTCCAAACAGTCGGCGAACTCGTTGTATGCCTTGTCTCGCAGCTTATAGTACGTTGCGCGTTCACAGTACATAGTCTCAATTATTTGCCAGTTCTCCATGCCTGCAACATATCGTTCTTTGAGGATGTGGGATGACGTCTGGGAACAATGCGCAAGCGCTCGTGATACCCCATCGATGATTGCTCTGGCAGCAACGTACTTAACCATCTTCTCTTCGCTGTGATTGCCCCCGCCTCGATTAACCGGCATGTCGGAAATAACCGGTGATGCCAGGCTTGCTGGACTGGAATTTGCCAAACGCAAAATGCAGGGCAATTTATTTTCCAAGAAATTCTTAACATTGTTGGCAGTTGCTTTATAGTCGATGTTATCGATCTCCAACAGTAAATCTTCCACTACGCCACTCCCTTTGCTATAATGCTATAATATATTAGTTGATTGTTTAGAGAGTGGCTCCCCTGTGGAGTCATTTTTGTTTTACACGCGGATTCTCAAAGCATTTTCAAGATGATAGTTTCTTATTTCTTCAAAAGTCCATGTATCGGACAAATTTCTTGGGATGCTTGCTGAGGATACGGTAATTATTCTGTTATCATCAGTCCTTGCATACCATAACGCTCTGCTGTTAACAACACGGACAGCATATCTCTATCCCCCCTCCTACTTATTATCTGAACCTCCCGGTTGCGATAATATGCTTCCTACGCCCTAGATTCCATTCCTTAATCCAGTACTTGACCCGACTGACGGTCATTCCTAATTCCGCACCTATGGCGGCATCGGTGGCTCCTTGATTAATCAAGGATTTCAGCTCAGCTTTCTTCTGCTCAACTAACTTGCGATAGGGGTCTGATTTGATGAGATTGTACATGCCATGCGCAAGCCAGTATCTTTCTGATAACCCATACTTCCTGACAGTCTTGCTTGCCGCTTCGGGAGTGGAGCCGATTGCCTCTCCAATCTCGGCATAAGTCATTCCCTTAGCAACCATTTTCTCGATTTTCTCGCGTGGCGGACGTGCATGGCGCAAGTCTGCACCAGTTTTATTCGCATGTATATCGTCCTTTTTCTTCCTGACCTTCCGAACCATTTCAACAGCCTTGCAAAGATCCGGATCATTAATTGCACTCAAGTTGTCAAATGCACTCCAGCCATATCTTTCCACAATCATCGTAACCGCTTTTCCAAACTTCAATCCCATCGTCTCACCTCACAAGCCAGTTGCATATCAGAAACATCAGCATGCACCATGCAAAGAATGCTGCAGAAACAATGCATCCTAATTTATTCATCTCTTTCATCGGAATTTTCCTTCCCCTTTTGCTCTTTTAACTTCTTTTAACTTTTGTCTGATTTTTTCATCATGTTCTTCGGCTTTTTTGTCCCATAAATATTCAAGCATTCCTAAATTGGTCATTACGTCTTGGCCAGATATTCTTGCTAGTCCTATTGCTGTTTTATAACTCCAACTTAAATGCTGATCTTTATCATCTTTATACTCTTTAAAAATACGTCTGTAGTCTTTAGCAAATATCACCAGATTGTGTTTCAGTTGTCTGAGTAATTCTTCCTCATTCATTTTGTTTCATCTCCCATAATTTCATTTTCCTTCCTCAAGCAGATAGGCAGCTATGTTGTTAATGCTCGTGACAGCCCAGTCTATACGCGTAAAGGCATAGCAGAAATCTTTTGGCCGTGCCGCCACAGTCGTATGGATATCGGTGCGTTTTTCAAGGTCATAGATCAAGTGCCAGATCTTGCATTCCACCTCGATTATATATTTGTATTCGTCGTTGATATTGAAATCCGTCACCCCGAAATCACTTAATTCGATCATTCCGTCCGTTCGCCGTGCGTAGATGACAATGTTGTCCCCGTAAATATCGTCGGACATTGTGGATATACTGCACCACTCACCATCTCCCAACGGCTCAATAGTCATGTTTTGGCGATATCCGCTCCCTTCTTCGATCAGAGCTTTTAGTTCGTTCGATAAATCATTCATCTTTAGTCACCTTCTCCCTCGCAGCCTTAAGACGTTCTGCCATCTTGGCTCTTTGCTCATCAGAGTAACGACGCTTCTTGCCGATCCGGACCGTATATGCGCTTTCGTCCAGATACCCGTCAATCATAACCAATGCTCCGTCTCGGTAGCCCTTTTTGACGGGTTTGGACTCATCAAGCGCTGCTTCATGCTTCCTTGCGTGTGCCGGGTAGTCAGTGCATATATGCCACGCACGTTCCTTTGCGTCCCAGGTAAGGACGGTTTCCTGTTCGTCTATCGTCAGTGACGGATAGTTCTCATTTTTTTCAATTTTCATTTCTTCACTCCTCGTCCATCAAAAATGCCACTATCGCAACCATGATTGCAGTTCCCACAACCGCAAGCGCCACGACTACAAGCTGCGGCAGAAAACGTTCACCAACCATTGCTACAAAAACGCATATTGCTGCTATCCACATTAAAACTTTGCACCAATCCATTTCCGTTCTCCTTTTCAATTATTCTCTTTCACCAGGCAATGCAAAAGCTCACCTGAAGCCAGCTTGAGGTCTCTCGCCGTGTTGATAAGTGCCAAAGCGTCTGACGGCTTTGCACACCCCAGTTGATACAGATCAATGAACTCATTGAGTTCACCCTCCAGGCTTTGGAATTCAACGGTCAGCCAATACAACCTCTCTTCGCTGGCCGTTGTTCCATATATACTCTTGCCCCTGTATTCCTGCTGGAATTTTTTAATCTTCTTCATGGTCGCCGTCTCCCATCATGGCTGTCAGCGTTGCCTTCACCAATTCTTCAACACTTGCCCCGTTAAGCACTTCGATCCTGGCTCTCAAAGCAAGCATATCGCCGGCGACATCATTGGCAACGTCTTTATCAAGACTATCCATGACCCTTTTGAGAGTCATTTTGTACTTGTTTTCTTCTTCAGGCAAGTCAGCGCACGATGCATACGTTGCCAATCTCACAAAGTCTTCTTTTTCAATTTCAATTTTCATCTTCCAAACTTCCTTTCAAATATTTCATGGCATATTCAGGGGTATCCAACAGCGACATCTGCCTTGACCGCACCTCAGGGTCTACGTCGAACTTGTAGCCAGGGAGCAGCAGGTAGGCGCGCTTGGGTATCAGCTCATAGTCGCCCGAGTCATCACACCAAATCTGCATCACGCGGTCAAACTCCTTCTGCCCGCTCAGCTCGTGAAGCATGACGGCGATGTCACTGTCGGTGTATGCCTGTACTGCCGTAACTACATCACGCCTATAGCTGTCGATACCATACGACGGCAGCCCGTAGGTATCCACCGCCAGATGATCTTTCCCGAGGTATCGATAGCCCGTGACCGTGTCGGCCGGGGCTATGACGACTTCAGGGCCTTCTAACAAAACATAGTCCATCAGCTTCCTATATGGCATCACGCACGCACCTCTCTACGCTCTACCTTCCACCCGCACATGTATGCTGAGTTGTTCTTCCTGAGCTGGCCGTATGTCGTGCCCGTCCGCAACCCTAGAAAGCGATCCACGGATGCCATCGACTGGCACGACATTATCCGCCCGTAGTCCGGGCTGTCGGCGTCCGTGCATACCATCGTGATACGCCAGTTATGCCGGGTGCGGTGAGCAATGTCCACGCTGCCGCTGCGTGCTGCCAAAACCCTTTGAGCGGCTCTTCGCAGCACTTCGTCTTCTTCGTCATTTTCGGCAACTGCGTAGAGCTTACCGTTCTCGAACACCTCCTTTCCATATGCCAGTTCCAGCACGTTGGCGGCTACCGCCAGCTTCATCGGTCTTCTTTTGGTCATAAGATATCCCTCCTAGACTCCTTCCATTCCACTTGTGACTGTACTTTCTTTCGGGCTTTGGCGCCGGCGCCTTCTTCCTGCGTTTTCTGGCATCAGCTTGCATGATTTTGTCAATGCTCGCCAACAAATCATGCTCTAATTTGGAGCTGGTAAGTCCGTAGTCTCTTGTGATGCGCATCTAAGCGCCTCCTTCTCTGCTTCTTCAGCAGTTTCAGCTTTGACCAACTTGTTTGTGATGACCTTGCCGATTTTAATGGTCACTAAGTAGTTTTTCATCTTCTCCCCTCCTTTCAATCAATGCGCCGGCAGAGGACTCGAACCTCCTCATCATGAGATGGACCGTTTCCGGCACGCCTGAGCTTACATATCCGTACATGTCTCTTTACTTCTTAAAGTAGGCTCTGCCCGCTTGGTCGGGCAGAAATTAGCCGGTTCCGTCGGCCGCCGCTCAGTAGCGGCCCCGGCTATGCACGCGTTACGCTTTGAGCGCTGACCATGATGTCCGCGTGCTATGACCCGATTTGCGCTACACTTCAAGTTTTCAATTGTGAGTATCTAAACCCGTCAATGCTTGCGTTCTCAAAGTCAAATGTGAGACTAATATCTTTTTTCGCCCCGGAGCATATAGGGGCGATGGACCCTGCAGGGCTCGAACCTGCGATCGGACGGTTATGAGCCGTCTGCTCTGCCGACTGAGCTAAGGGTCCGTGCCCATGGCAAATGCAGTGTTTGGTTTGCCATGGTGTGATTATCTGATAATGTCCTGCCAGTCATAATCGATGTTGACCATCGGCACTGGCCTGACTTTTTTCGTAGTGCCCAGAATGGCGACATTGAAGTAGTTCTTACGCATGACAACCACTTCAACCGGAACACCGTACTTTCTCGCAAACAGCGAAAACTTTATTTTAGACTTCTGGTCTATGGCGTACTCTGTATAACCATTCTTGACGTCATACACGTGTTTGATTGAACCGACTTTGTCATATACGACAAAGTCGCTCTTATAAACCGTCTGACGAAGCTTGACTAATTCCAGGGGGAATGTCTCAAGCAACGTAAATCGTTCCTGTGTGGTAAACTGGTAGCCGCTCGGCTTAAGATAAAGCTGATAGAAGCTTGCTTCCTTCATCGAATCAAATTTAAGACCGTCGATGACAACCTTTTTTCCAAAGTGAGAAGCAGCATGCGTTCTTCTGTACATAACAATCTCCTATCCGTAAAGTTGATTCTTGAGAGATTCGATATCCGACAAGGTTTCGCTCATGTCAATGCCTGCGTTCTGCTTGTTCGCCAAGTCATCGAAGTTCTCCATCGTTTTCTGATTTCCTGGTTTAGCGTGTTTTGATTTAGCGGTTCTGTTGTTTTTGTGCTCTGCCTCTAGTGCTTCGACATCTGATAAACTTTGCGGTCGCTTATCCTCCCAGGTTCGCAGAACGGCGCATGCGTATTTCCAGTTGCGCACGTTATTGCTCAAGGCTATCTGCATCGCCTTGATGATGATAAGATCAGGCTCCTTTGATTGTTGCTGCCATTCGTTATACGTCTGGCGCATATCGTCGTACAGGAAGCTGCTCATCATGCCGAAATTCTTTTGGTAAAATTCAACAACCTTTCCGAAGCCGTCGTCGTCGATTGATTCTTCTTCCAACTGATCCACTATGTTAACTAAACTAGTATCAACGACTGCTTCGTTTTTATCAGTATTGTTATTATTAGTATTATTATAGTTAGTATTTGTTAGTGTCCGATTTTCCAACGTACGGTTTTCCAACGTTGGATTATCCAACGTTGGATAATCGGACATAGGTTCTTCTGACAAAATCCATTTGCTTTCTCTCAAAAAGCCTTTTCCGTCTCGCACACGATAACGTTTTAAATATCCAGCAGATTCAAGCTCTTTTAATCCAGCCTTCAAAGATGCCTTCCCATCAGTGGAATGCTTTAATACTTCAACTTCATAAAAATTCCAAGAATCAGATTGCGACCATAGGTACGCAAAGATTCCCTTAGCCTTCCAGCTCAATGCAGTATTATTCAGAACATCATTGCTTATCACAGTAAATCCTTTGCGCCGTATCTTTTCAACTTTCAAAAAAGTATCCTCCTTTCTAAAATCATCCCCAGGGCGCCGACGCTCTCTGCG